GTCTTTGACCATCCCTAAATTTTGATGTTTTCAGTGTGCGAATCTGGTAACTAAGACCATGGGACACAAAAAACGATGCAATCAGGCTGAACTTGCCCGTATCTTGGGGGTGACTTCCCCCACCCTTACTAAGTTTAAGCACGACCCGACCTTTCCCGAGTTTGATGCAGACAACAACATCGAGATTTACGCCGGATGCGTCTGGTGGTACCTGCGAAAAGAGGCACAGCCGGTTCCGTCAGATCCTGACATGCTGGCCGGAACCGAGTCCGATGGGCTGGAGCGTTACCGTTTAGCGCGAGCACAGCAGGAAGAAATCAAGCTGGCAGAACAGCGTGGCCAGATCGTCAAACTGACGGAATTTGAGGAGACCGTGCAGGCCATTCTGGGACCGTATCGACGATTCGCTGAACACCTGAAGCGGGTGGCTGGGAACGATCTGTGGTCGATGCTGCAGGAGGCGAATGAGGAGGTTTTGCAGGGATTGGAGCGGCTGACAAATGCACATGGCGACACCACAACATCAGATCCCGTGGGATCTGTACGCGAAGCCGTCAGCAGCGGCACTGCGTGACGTATTCGCCAGACACGTCATCCTGCGACCGTATCGGGGGATGAGGCAATTTGCCGAGGATGAAATCATTCTGCCTGATGGACCGTACCAGGGGCAGCGGTTCAGGGTTTCGCGCCAGCCGGCACACGGGCTGTTTTTCGACGTTGTCGATCAGGGGCAATTTTTCCGCTACGCCTGCACGGGTCCGCAGCAGTCCGGCAAGACCTTGGCCTTCGTGGTCATCCCGATTCTGTATCACCTGTTTGAAAGGGTTCAGACCGTCTTATTTGGCTTGCCCACAATGGACATGGCAGCGGACAAATGGAAGATGGACATCAGGCCGGCAATCGAGGCCAGCCGGTACGCACAATACCTGCCACGCAAAGGCAGCGGATCTGGCGGTGGAACTCCGAGCCTGATTCAGTTCAACAACGGGGCAGCGTTGAAGTTCATCTCAGCCGGCGGGGACGACAGCAAGCGAGCCGGATTCACAGGGCCGGTGCTGGTTGTGACTGAGGTTTCCCACTTGGACGAAGTCGGCGGCAAGTCGGATGAAGCCACGAAGCTGAAGCAGATGGAAGGCCGAGTGCGTGCGTATCGGGCGAGCGGTCAGGCCAGAATTTATCTGGAATCGACGGTCACTGTTGAGACTGGCCGGATCTGGCAGGAGTGGAGCCAGGGCACCGCCGGCGAGGTGGTTTTCCCGTGCCATTCCTGCAGGGAGTTCATCGCTCCGAGTCGAGACAATCTCATCGGCTACCATGAGGCTATGACAGAGGCGGAAGCGGAGATTGCCAGCCGGTGGGCCTGTCCTGCGTGCGGCATCCTGTTTGACGATACACAGCGAATCCAGCAACTGACACAGGCACGGTTGCGGCACCGTGGGCAGGTCATCCTGCCTGATGGATCTGTGCACGGGGAGATTCCAGCCACGAAGACGATGGGATTCAGGTACAGCGCAGCCACGAATACATTCGTCACGGCTGGCATTGTTGGGGCGGATGAATGGCGTGGGATGCGGGAGGTGGACCGGGACAACAGCGAACGCGAGATCCTGCAGTGGACATGGGCACTACCCGCGAAGGAAAAAGAGACGGCGGTTGAACCACTGGACTGGAAGACGGTCATGCACCGCCAGAGCCAGTATCGGCGGGGGCTGATCCCTGCAGACTGCAGCCGCATTGCAGCCGGTGTGGACGTGCGAGCGGCACAGTTGGACTGGTTTGTGGTTGCCAAGCACGACACGAGCGGGCAGCCGTTTTGTGTGGACTACGGCTATGAGCCGATACAGCGAGAACTCACGGATCTGCCGACGGCCATTCGTCAGGCGGTGCGGCTGCTGATGGAGAAGTTTGAGGCGGGCTGGGAGATGGAGAACGGCGGGCAGAAGCCGGCGGAAATCGTGATGATTGACGCCGGATGGGAAACGGATCTGATTCGCAGCATCGTGGCCACAAACAGTACATGGAACACCTGCAAGGGGTTCGGGTTCAGGCAGCATTCAGGGACGACCTACCATGCACCGAAAGACCGGAGCAAGGTCACACTCAGGATTGGCGAGGGCTGGCATGATGTCGCATTTTTGGACGGTGCGAAGCGGCTGAGGGAGTACCAGAACAATGCAGACCACTGGAAGCGGCGAGTGCACCAGGCTTTGAGTGTTGACGCCACCAGTGCGGCGGCATTGTTGCTGCCACGGACAGACAAGCCGGAAGGCCGGATGGAAGTGGCGAAGCAATTGACAGCCGAACGCGAGGTGCAGGAGTTTCAGGTCGGGAAGGGCACGATCACAAAATGGGTGCAGACATTTACGCGGAACCACCTGCTTGACGCCTGCTATCTGGCGTTTGTGGGCCATTCCGTGTTAGAATTCGACAGAAAACGAGCTGAGAAAATTGCGGAAAATAGACCGCAAAACGGCGTTATTTCCGGCAAAAAGGCCGAAAAATTTGTGAAAGGTTGGAAATGAAGCCATTGAAACCGCCGGGATACGTCAAACGCCATTACACGGCACCGCATCGGGTTCCGGGCTGCGGGTCTTGTCCGCAGTGTGGTCAGTTTTCGCCTGTGCAGCACACTGCGACCACTGGCGAGTTCTCCACGCAGTACCGGGCGTGCGGGTGTGGCAATCGTTTCCAGACCGTTATCCGGAGGGGCTGAAATGCCGATGAAAAAGGGCTACGGCAAACAGGCGATTGCACAGAATATCCGACTGCTGATCCGTGAGGGACGACCGCCAAAGCAAGCGGCTGCCATCGCCTACGAAAAGGCACGCGAAGAACGACGGAAAGCCCGCTGACTTCCAGACGTTTGGAATACCCGTCTGGAAGTCCTGCCAGCCTGCTGCGACAGTGGCAGCATGGCACGATCAGCAGCAGAACGCCTGGCACTGTTTGAGTCCATCCGCGACAAGGTCGAGGGGGCATTGGCGAGCGGTGCGCCCGTTGTCAGCTATACCGTTGACGGGCAGATGGTTCAGAAAGAGCCCACCAGCACCTGGCTGGCAGAACTGGATGCGAGAATTGCTGACCTGAGACGGCAGGCATCTGGCGGAATGAGTCGGTCCCGGAATCTTGTGAGGTTCCGTAATGTCTGACCTGCAGAAGCGAGTGCACAGCGCAGCACAGCCCACGCGACTGGACCGCATTATCGGGGCTGTGAGTCCCGTGTTGGCGGCAAAGCGAGTCAAAGCCCGTGTTGACCATGAACTGCGTCTGGCCATCAGCCAGAGGGCCGCAGAGCGGTTTACGGCATGGGAAGCAGCAGACCACGACCGCCTGCGCGGGGAAAAGTGGCTGGCCAGCAAGCTGACGACAAACGATGCGCTTCAGTCCGAGCTTGAGACGCTGATTGACCGGGCGGTGGATCTGTACCGTACCGATGTTTTCGCGGCGTCTGCAATCAACGGGCGAGTGGACAACGTCATCGGCGTGGGGATTCGTCCGCAGTGTCGAGTGCAGCCAGAACGCGGCATCCTGACACCACGACAGGCCGAAGATTTTCGCGTCATGTCGGAATGGTTGTTTCAGCGATGGGCCGAGGCCGAGGGGTGGCACACGAAGCAAAGAATGCTGGAGCGGTGCAACGCAATTTTCGGCGAATCGTGGCTGCACATGGCTGATGATGATGACCCGGCAAAGCCAGTCACGCTGACGGTTCAGGTCATCCATCCGCAGCGCATTCCATTGTTCGGGTACGGACCACTGGCACCGACTGCAATTCGGCGTTTGGGGCTACGACTGGATGCAAAAGGCAAGCCGATTGCGGCGTATGTCACGAAGACGCTGCCGAATGATTCCTACGGGTACGACCTGCGGGAAAACGAGGTCAGTCTTGACGACCTGCTGCACTGCTATGAGGAGCAGACGCCCGGGCAGTTGCGTGGCGTTCCGTGGTTGGCACCAGCCATGCCGAAGCTGAAAGACCTGAAGGATTTTGTGTATGCAAATTTAATTGCCGAACAGGTGGCAGCCTGTCACGGGGCATTCGTCACGGGCGTGACTGACCCGGCGACGCTGGCCGACGCTGGCCGCAGCCGCAGCAATCTTGAAGACCTGGCACCCGGCACGATTCAATACTTGGCCGAGGGCGAAGGGATCACATTCAGCGACCCGGCGCGACCGGGCACGACACTGGCACCGTATGTTGAATGGTCGTTGCACGGGGTTGCGGCTGCCCTACGGTATCCGTATGAACTCCTTGCAAAGCAGTTCACGAACAACTTCAGCGGCGGGCGGTTGGCGTTAATTGATGGCCGGATTACGTTCAAGGTATGGCAGTCCTGTTTGATTGAGCAAGTCTTCCGCAAGGTGTGGGCGCGGTTCATTGACCGCGCTGTGGTGCAGGGCGTTCTGCCGGTTGATCCCGTGAAGTACGAAGAGCACAGGGAGCATTTCTTACAGCACCAGTGGATTCCGCCGGGCTGGCCGTGGGTTGATCCGCAGAAGGAAGTGCAGGCCGATATTCTGGCGATTGAATCAGGCCTGACGACGCAGACGGAAAGCCTTGCGAGTCGTGGCCGTGACTTCGACGAAACACTGCAGCAGATTGAACGTGAGCAGCGGGCGAAGGCCGACATGGAAGCCCGCATGATGGCGTATCGTGCGGATCTGGAGTTAGACCAGCCCGACATGCCAGACGATCCGGATGACGACGAACAGGACAGCGGAGCGGATTACGGTGTGGCCACGTTGGCGGTGGCGAAGAAATACACGGGCATTGACTTTCGACCGCCGGCAGGCGTGCGAGCGGAGGCGAAACGGGGCCTTGAGTGGCGGCGTGAATACAAACGCGGTGGCACTGCGGTAGGGATTGCAAGGGCGAGAGACCTGAGCAACGGGAAGGCCATGAGTCCGAGCACAATCGGGCGGATGGTCTCATTCTTTGCACGCCACGAAGTTGACAAGCAAGGTGAAGGATTTGCACCCGGTGAACCAGGCTATCCGAGCAATGGCCGGATTGCGTGGGCACTGTGGGGTGGCGATCCCGGCAAAGCCTGGTCGAACAAAGTGAAGCGGCAGATGGAAGCGAGGGACAAGGCACAATGAAGACAATCCAGACGCTGACAGATCCCGGCATGTTTCGTACCGATCGACTTCCGGCACCACCGGTCAGAGTTGACCGGAAGGCGAACGTTATTTTCGGCGCGTCATTGATGCAGGTGGGAAACCTGAACGACGCGGAGGTGCGACCGTGGACAGTGGACGCGAAAACGCTGGATCAGGCGTTGGCACTGAGCACACGCAGCCCGAACGGACTGAAAGCCCGATTCACTCACCCGAACATGTCTGCCGATGGCATGGGCAGCTATCTTGGACGCTGGAAGAATCTGCGGATTGACGGCGACACACTGCGCGGAGATTTGCACATTGCAGACGCTGCGTTCACGAGTCCGCAGGGCGACCTGGGGAACTACGTGATGGATCTGGCGGAGTCTGACCCGGAATCGTTTGGCGTCAGTCTGGCAACGAAGCTTGACCAGGGAGACCTGCAGGCGTTTCAGGCTGCGAACGATGCGAAGCCAAAGGGCGAGCGTGGCATGTGGCCGATGCGGTTCGCAGCAATCAAAGCCGGTGACGTGGTTGACGATCCTGCAGCCACACGCGGCGGCATGTTCTCACTTGAGGCCGATTTGCGAGATCTTCCAGCACAGGCAACCGCCCTGCTGAGTACATATTTTGGCGATGCACAGCCCGACGTGGTCAGGGGCCGCATTGCTTCATTTCTTGACCGCTATTTCGCGAGCAGAGGAGATCAGCCAGTGGCTGAAGAAACCGAGCCGCAGGCACCTGCAGAGACGCCTGAACAGCCGACGCCAGCCGTGGAAACACAGCCGGTTGCTGATCTGTCTGCCGTCGAGGTGGTGCCTGAAGTTGTGACGAGCAGCACCGCAGACCTGGCACAGGTCGAGCGGCAACGCTGCAAAAAGATCCGAGCACTGTGCGATCTGGCCGGATGCGGGGACAAATTCAACACGTTTGTGGACGCTGGATTCAGTGTCGAGGAAACACAAGCGGCGTTGAAGGATCTGATGGGCAAGCGTGGCAGTGTGCTGGATGCAGCACCCGAACCGCCGGCAGACCCGAACGCAAAGTACCGGGCGGAGTTTGCACAGCACAAGCACCTTCTGAGCGTTTCAGAAGATCAGTACATCCGCAGCCGTCGAATCGACGACGGGCTGGAACCACTTCAGAAGTGAGGAGAATTGACCGATGGCAGTAACAGCAAATCAGGTTGTGTTGATGCAGGACGCTGGCGATATCGTCCAGGCCAAAGCAGCAGCAGTGAACCTGTACCAGAACACGATTGCATTCTACGACGCTTCAACCGGATTCGTCACCAATGACGACAACGGTGGGGCGAACGCATTTGCCGGCATCGTGTATCAGCAGTGCGACAACAGCGGCGGCAGTGCCGGTGACAAGGTCGTGGAGCTGTGGACCGAAGGCGTTTTCCGTCTGACAGGATCGAGTTTCACGCAGGGCACTGCGGGCGATTTGATCTACGCAACGGACAATTTCGTCATCACTGCAACCAGCACGAGCGCATCCCGAATCGGTCGGGCTGTCAACTACGTTTCCGCAACTCAGATGGACGTCATGATTGACGTGCTGGGCTGATCAATTTTGACCTGAAAGGGTTTGGACCATGGCTCTCGATATTGCATCAGCACAGGTCAAACTGCGTGACCTGACAGCGAAGTTTGACAACAGGGTCTCCGCAGCAACTCCGTTTTATCCGTCTGTCTGCTACGACGCCTCCAGTGTGCGGACATCCGAGAAGTACGGATGGATTGGCAACATGCCGGGGATGCGTGAGTGGTTGGGTGAACGCCAGTTTTCCGAACTGCGAGCCGCGAATTTCGTGCTTGAAAACAAGCACTGGGAAAGCAGCCTGCTGATCAAGAAAACCGACCTTGCCGACGACAACCTCGGGCAGTACGGGCCGGTCCTTGAGCAGTTGGGCATCGAGGCCGCTCATCATCCTGATGAGCTGTGGTTTTCTGTGCTGGAACAGGGCGAAAGCACCGCGTGCTTCGACGGCCAGTTTTTCTTCGACACTGACCACGTTTGGGGCAACAGCGGCAGCCAGTCGAACGACATCACCAGCACCGTTGCCAGCACGTCAGCACCGACCGTGGCGGAGATCAAGACCGCAATTCGGAAGATGATTCGGACGATGTTGGCGTTCAAAAACGACCAGGGGAAGCTCTACAACCGCCCGACGGTTGGCCGGCTGAATGACCTGACGTTGCTGGTTCCGCTGGCCTTGCGGGATCTGGTGTATGACGCGCTCGAATCGGAATTGATCAGCAACAGCAGCAACGTTGTTGTCGATCGTCCGAACATCGTGTCCAGCCCGTATTTGACCAGTGACGTGAAGCTGTATCTGTTCAAGACCGGCGAAGCGGTGAAGCCTTTCGGGTTTCAGCGACGCGAGCCGCTAACGCGAATGATGAAGGGCATTGACGACCTCGAAACGAAGGACGTCAAGTTCATGACCGAAGCCCGCTACAACGTGGGATACTTCGCATGGTGGACTTCGATTCTGTGCACGCTGACGACCTGATGACGGCGGTGTGATTTGAGCAACGCCGGCAGCGACGGCTGCCGGCGGCTGCCACTGCATCCGCCATGCGGTGGCAGCATCTTTTCGGCGGGAGGATTTGGACAATGCCAACATATCGAATTGGACTGGGGAAGGCGGCGGAAGGCCGTCACAAAGAGACCAACAAACGACACTTCCGCAGCCGTCTTTCGACGGGTGCGTTTCTGGAAGTTGCAGACGGTAAGCCGATCACGCTGACCGTCAACGAAGTCGATGACATCATGGTGCAGAATCTTGCCAGTCGTGATTTCATCACGCTGGAAGAATCTGCCACAACCACACCTCAGCCGAGCCGCGCACGATGAGCCTGAGAGACCAATTTGCGGAAGACGTTTGCGCGATCCTGAACACCGATGAACTCGGTGAGCAGGCGACGTGGACGAATTCCGCAAACGTGGTCATTCCGCGCACTGTCCGACTGATTGAACAGCCTGAGCGGCAGACGATCAGGAGGGCACACATCTGGACGCCAGCAAGCACCACAGCAGTGACTGCAGGGGACACGTTCAGAGTCAAGCGAGGCAACGTGACAACAACGTGGGTGGTGATGTTTACAGATCCTGCAGAGACGGCTTTGCAGCGGTCTTATTGCCACCTGCAGTTGAGTGAGTTCGTCACACTGAAGCAACGACGAACAGCCACAGGGCCGGCAAAGGCCGAGCGGCAGTTTGTTGATTCCGAGGTGGCACAGATCCGGGCGAAGTGGTTTTTGTCAAGTGCCGAGATATCCGCGACACAGGCCGGCAAACGTCGTGCGATGGTCGGGGAATACTACTGCATTTTGCAGAGTCTCAGGGACGTCAACGTGGCGGACACGGTGACAAATGCAGACGGGGAGGCGTATCGGATTGAGCGGGTTGAAAACCAGTTCAATCGGGTGGATTTGCCCTATCTGATTTGTGCGCGGTGTGACACATGAGTGTGAGAATTAAAAAGAAGGACCGAAGGCCGGAGTTGATGCGGTCACTGGAGACAGCGACCGGCAAAAGTCTTGAGCGTGCGGCGAAGTTGTGCCGGTCCATTGCGCAACAGATGGTCAGCAGGAAATTCACGGGACCGAGCCGAGAGGAACGGGACCGAAAGAACGCACGAGCAAGACAGAAACGGGCCGAGCTGAAGGAGAGGGCAAGGCCGAAACAGGAGGCCGCAAACGGTGGCACGGCGGAGGCGTAAAAGTGCGGTGGCAAAGCTGCGAGCCAAGGCAAATAAGGCCGTGGCAAAGCGAGTTAAAGCCGCGAGAAAACGCATCCAGCGAGTCACACGAAGGACGGAAAAGTTCCTCGCCAGCAACACGCTGGCAAGGGCTGGCAGGAAGACCGCAAAGCGAGCACGCAGGGCGGCGATTCGGGCCACAAAACGGACGGCGAAACAAACACGGCGAGCGGTTAAGCAGGCACGCAAAGCACGCAAGGCCGCAAAGCAATTTGTGACACGGACGAAGCGGGCACTAAGGGACAGGCGACGGCAGCAGAAGAAGGCTGCAACACAGGCACGACGGGATCAGAGAGCGAGGGAACGGGAATTCAATCGGGTGACGTTGTCGGGTGATGCGGACACATCCGGAGCGGCGTTTGGGGACTTCAAGGAAGGCAGTGGGGCCAGCAAGCCCGGCGAGCCTCCAAAGATGAGGACAGGGAAGGGCCGGAAGTCGATCACGGCTGAGCTGAGGATGAAGGGCAAGAAGCCACAGGCGAGGACATACGTTGACAAAAAGGTGGCTGGTTACATGGCCATGTGGGAATTCCGGCAGGACGGCAAAGCAAGGCCATTCCTGAAGCCGGCGGTGGAAAACAATCTGAACATGTTCGGGGCTGAAATCGGGAACACGTTAAAGCAGCAACTCAGGCCACAGGCGGGCAAGAAAAAGGCGACGGTGAGATAATGGCAGAGACTGGCATTGATCGGGCAATCGGCGAATGGTGGGCCGCTACGGCTGCACTGTGCGACCTTGTCCCGGTTGAAAGGCTGGTGGCCAGTGTCGATCAGTACGCCGAAACGCTGGACGATGACGCGGATGATGACGGGTATTTTGATGATCTGGTGGTGTTCGATGCGGTCAGTGAGCCAGCCTGGCGGACAAACAGCAGTCAGGGCTGGCGGACATCGTTGACGCTGGGTTGTATGTCGATTGATTACGACCGCAGCAAGGCAATTGCACAACAGGCCGTCACGAGTTGGCAGAATCAGGGATTCACTGGCAGCGCGGTGGAGATTGCGACCGCGAAGCCGTCAGGGCAAATGACAACAACACAGGACGACGCAACAGGCGTCTGGACGACGGCGGTTCAGTTCGATCTGATGCACGTGGGAGTCTAAGGCATGGCAGACGTTTCAGTGACAGCGGCAAGCGTGGTGAAGACTGCCACCAGCCTGATTGGATACGGCACCGCCGGCGGGACTGTGACAGCCGGACAGCCGGTTTACGCAGACACAACAGCATCGAACAAACTGAAACCGTGTGATGCGGATGTCCTGGCATCGTCCAAGGCCATTGGGATTGCATTGCACGGGGCGAGTGATGGGCAGCCGTTGCAATACTGCTACGGCGGAAACCTGACATTCAATTCGGCTTTCACGGTCGGCCAAGTCTACGTCTGCAGCGTGAACGCCGGAGGAATTGCACCGTATGCCGATCTGGCCACAGGCGACTTTGTGACGATCCTGGGCGTGGCAACGACCGCCACGAATTTGAAAATTGGTATTCTCTATTCAGCAACCGCAAAACCGTAATAAGGAGCAAATACAATGGCAGCAGGAACACCATTTACCGGCAAGTCAATGACATTCAAAACGGGGGCATCTCCGACCGAGGTTGACCACACAGGCAAGTGGGAACTGACGATCGGTGGAGCGTCGGCAAAGTACGCGACGAACAGCACAGGCGGCTGGCGCAAAACCACGGTTGGCGTGGGTGAGTGGTCCGGCACTGTTACCGTCATGCTGCACGCTGGCGGGGCGCAGCCACTGGCACGCGGTGACGAAGTGGCGGCGCAGTTTCACGCAGACTCAGACGACTACATAAGCGGAACCATCATCATCACCGAGGTGGGGCCGATCACGTTTGACGCTGATTCCGGCGACCCGGTGGCGATTGATTACGCATTCAACGGGCAGGGTGCGCCGTCGAAGTCGGGCACAGCGTTTGACATCATTGCATGACCATTTTTTGAGGAGCAGAAACCGTGGCGGACGGGTTGTTCAATCTGATTGGCCGACGGGCCATCGAGCTGACGAAAGACGGGCGAGTGTATCGGCTGGCGGTTCGGACGCTGGCCGATCACGCGCTCAAAGAACAGGCCATCCTGCAGCGTATGGGCAGCCCCTATGCAGGATTGGAGGAAATCAAAGATCCTGCACAGAGGCAAGCTGCATTCAAGATTGCAGCAGACGTGGCAGCACGTCCTTTGATTGCCACACTGCAGGACGAGGAACGGTTTGACGAATCGTTGCGCGGGATCGGTTATTCCGTCTGGCGGGCGTTGTCCGTGCATCATCCGGAGGAGTTTCCGCCTACACTGCCGATTGATCGTGGTATTCAGTTGGGCTGCGACTTCGTCGAGTGGTTCAACGATATCAAGGCGGTCATTCACGCGCTGCACAAGGCAGAAGAACGGCCAGAGCTGGGAAACTGAAATCACCCGGTGGCGGGGGTGTCAATCTGCCGTCACGCAGAACAGTTCCATGGGCCACGATATTCCGGAATATGTCCGAGCGGTACGGATGGACGCCGGAGCAGATCGGCACACTGACGATGTACCAGGCATTGACGTGGGCGGGAATGTGGTGCCCTGAAGACATCTGGCAGAAACAGGACGCAAAATAATGGCTGTGACAGTTCAGGAAGCACAGGTCATTTTTTCTGCCGACGGAATGCGGCAGGTAGACACGCAGGCGCGGCGTGCGTCATCTGCGATGGACGGCATGACCGCAGCGGCGAAGCGCACAGGCAGTGCCTTGTCTGGCATCCGGAGTGCATTCAGCGGGATCGGCGGCACACTGGCCGCGTTGGGTGTGACTGCGGGGGCGGTCAAGATGGCACAACTGACGATGGAGGCGGAGAAGACCGCGATATCGTTTGAGGTGCTGACTGGCAGCGCAGAGAAGGCAAAAACGCTACTGGATGACATGCGAAAATTGGACAAGAAAACCGTCTTTGGGCTACAAGAGTTGTCGCAGGCTCAGAAGCTGATGATGAATTTTGGCGTGGGCACTGAAGAGGCGTTTGGCATCCTGACAAATCTGACAGAAGTAGCGCAGGGCGATGCGGAACAACTGATGCTGCTGGCGCGTGGTATGGCGCAGGTGAAGGCGGCTGGCCGACTGATGGGGCAGGAAGCAAACCAGTTGATAAACAGCGGGTTTTCCCCGTTGTTTGAAATCAGCAAGTCAACAGGCCGAAGCATGGTGGACCTGAAGAAGGATATGGAAAACGGGTTGATTTCCTACGACATGGTCCGGAAGGCGTTGGAGGATTTGACCACGAGCGGCGGGCGATTGGCCGGAATGAATGAGCGAATTGCGCAGACAACAGGCGGGATGCTGGGCAAGCTGCAGACCAGTGTGCAGCAACTGGCCATTCAGATCGGCACGGCATTCTTGCCGATGGCGAATCAGATGGTCTCAGCAATCCAAGGGATCGTCGAACCGATCAATAACGCCAGTTCAGCGGCTGCCGTGTTCGCTGGAAATGCGATGGCCAAATGGACCGAGATGCGGAACAACCTGGAGGATTTGGGGTTTGCAATCGGCTACATTTTTGGCAGCCTGAAGAATTTGGCGTCGAATGTCCTGAGCGACATCGGCAACAGTTTTTCGAATATGGCCACAATGGCCGTTGATACGGCGAAGGCCATTGCCCACAACATGAGTCCGGGCGTGTTGTTCGGTGGCGAAAAGCGAATGGAACTGCCGACACTGCAGCAGTCCGCACTGAAAAGCAGCACGAGCGACCTGACAGGCATTCTGCCGGGACTACAGGCAGAACTGGCATTGATCAGGCAGGGCCGCATCACGGCAGCGCAGGAGGCCGGACGCGAAGCGGAAAAGCGAAAGCAGGGGCAGCAGATTGAACGACCGGCGGCACCTGCACTGATACCGATGGCCGAACAAACGATGGCAGCCGCAGCGGAGCAAGTGCAGATCGAACGTGGCGGAGCCTTGCAGATGTTTCAGCGGTTGCAGGATCAACTGGCACCGAAGAAGCAGGAAGAACTGAGCAAGCAACAGGTAGAGCTGGCGAAGCAGTCGCTGGAAGTTCAGCGGGCGATTGCCACAGGAATCACGGGGCTGCCACTGGTTCCGATTTTGGGATAAGAACATGCCATACCCGACATTCACAGAGCACGAAGACAGCCCGCAGGAATCCGGCAGCAGATCCGGGGAGCTGTCATTTACCCGCATTTTTCTGACGGCATGGGATGACCGCTGGGCATTCATCGCCGAGCATTTCAAGAGCGGGCCGTTTGGGTTGCCTGCATCTTATTCGTCTTACTGGCCGGGGGTGTTGGCGGATCGGTTCACGATTGACAAGCTGACACCAAAGCCGATTCAGGCCAGCATCACAGACCCGAACACGCAGCAACTCAGTCACGATACACAGGCGAAAATCACGGTCACGTATGCACCGCTGCAGAGCGACCAGCAACAGCAGCAAGACCCGAACGACCCGACACCATTGCCTGCCGGAACGTGGTGCACGTACAACCAGCAAAGCAACATCGAATTCCGCACGGTACCGGGGCGAAGTTGCAAATGGGAGTCCGACAGCAAAGCCCTGCCTGCAGATGTCACGGCAATGATTCCGGAGCCAGTGAGCACGCATGAAGTGACATGGCATCAGGTGCAAGTTGTGCCGTGGATCACGTTGGAGAACATGAAGGGCTGCGTCAACGAAACGGCGTTCAGATTGCCGGGCAGTCCGCAGACATTCCTGCCAGAGACTCTGCTGTTTGAGGGCTTGAGTGATGAGGTGACACTGAGCACAGATGCACAATGGAGCACGCGAAAGCTGATCCTGAGATTTGCGGCAAAGGCGCAGAAGGGATTCGCGAACAGTGCCAGAGGGGCAAACGCAGCAGCCGGCAGCACGGTGTACGGCTGGAATCACCAGTGGCGGGATGACACGGCAGATTATGACCGTGTGTTGTCTGCTGATTCCTCGGACACCATGTTCGCAAAGTTTGATTTCAACACGTTGTGGACGGCGCAATCATGACGCAGGGCGACAAACACCCGGAGAAGTTTACGAAGGGGCAGCGGCTGACGGCTGCGGGCCTGAATGATCTGACGATTGCCATTGAATCCGTAATGACGCGGATGATGGGGCAGCAGGTCGGCCAACCGATGGACATCAGCGGCAAGCTGGACGGCGATTTGGCACCAGCGAGCGACTTCGGCACCGCGCCAGCAACGGCAACGATGTCCGTGTGGGACAAGGACACGAACGGCAACATGGTGGACACGGGGCGGAACGAAACCGTGGTCAATCGTTTTCTCCGGATCAGCCTGCCGGCAACGACGATTGTCCAAGCACGGTGGTTGAATGGTGAATGGCGAGTATACGCAGCAGACTGCGCGTGAGGTGTTCTGATGCTGTTGGGCCGATGCTGCAGATGCAAGACCGTTGAGCCTGTCACGATCAAAGGGCTGACCGCCAGCACTGGCGTGACGGAATGGGAGTACGGGCCGGGAGCATTGTGGGCGCAGCACTACGGGGCCGACAGAATCAGCGGCATAAAAAACGACTGGACGATCAATAACAAATTTGTTTTGGCCGGTGGTTTCGGATACTTTGCCGGAACGCCTGGAGTACGCAGCAGCGGAGCACTGACGGCAAATTGTGCGCAGTGTCTGAAACTGGTGAAGCTGAACAGCACGGATGGATCAGAAGTCGAATCGGCGACGATGCAGGGCGTGTTTGCCTATTCGCAGGTCGGCACTGGAGCATTCCAGACGGTGAATCTTACGCGGTTGACGGCACCAGTGGGGCTTTCCGGTGGTGATTATCTCGTCCCGCATTCAATGGACCCTGCCGTTGAGTGGGTGGACTACACAACGGACACAGCAAACAAGGAATACATCCTCCACAGGCACACGCTGCAGGGCGGAAACGTGTACTTCCGAACAAAGACAAGCAGCGAAACAATCACAGTCCCATTCAATGCAACGGCTGGTCAGGTTAAGTCGTTATTTGAGGCAACGGCAGATTGCACAGCGGCGACTGTGACAGGCGGGCCGTGGCCGGATGCGGCAATCAATGTTGACGTGACGTGGTCACAGTCTACAGGGGACATCAGCGGCATCAAGTTTGACGCCACCTATTCCGCTGGCGGTTCAGGTTCCTGCACATTCCAATGGAATGCGGGAACGTCAACGTGGGTGCTCGTTTCCGATACCTGCAACCCGGGGCCGGCTGAAGAGCCGTTGACCTCGGGAACCTATGACGGCGAGTTGCGGGCTGGCACCTGCCCTGTATCGTTTCCACCACCACCAACCGGAACACGGGACACCAGAGGTGCAGCGGTGAGCTGGAGCACGTCAACAGGGGCAATCACCAGCCACGTTGGGCGGATCTTCGGACTGGGGGCAAGTGGCACAGCAGCAACAAAGCTGATGACGGAAACGGCGGGCACGGTGCCCACAGTCTCAACTGTGAGCAATTCGGACGTCGAGCCGGATCTGTATGCAGGGGCCAGCAACAGTGTTCTGGTGTTTGGGTTTCAGGGAACAAACGGCAGGACGGTTGAGGGATGGACGGTCGGCAGTCCGTGGTCACGGATCTGGCGGCGGTATGTCAATGCAGACATCTGGGCAGGCCGATGGGCATGGGCTGCAGGATTGGCGCAGTCCGGAAAGGTTGCTGTGTGTGTCAGGCGCAGGCAGTACAACGGCAGCGAGAAAGCTGGCACGATTGTGGACATTGCAGCAGGCACGTTCACGGAGTTCGACGAGTCAGAAGTCAGCACAACGGCAACTCTGGACAATAACGCGGCATTCAGCCGATTGCTGGACGGCAGTGGCACAGACCGCCTGGCGTATTATTATGAACGGCGATTCGTCCCGACAGCGTCACCGACAGCCACGAAGGAATACAGCTTGGGCGGAAGTGAATACAAGACGCCAACAAAAAAGCTGCTGATTGGAGTCTATGGATGGCAGTTGCTGGGGGTCGATACCGATAGGATTTATGGCCCCCTGATTACGTTCAGCCAAGACACAACGCCGATCCTGTGGAGCAACAGCAACAACACACAGGGGCCTACGGCTGGCGGCGTGGCGTATGCTGGCAGCATTTCCCGCACCTATCGCTGGCGGTGGTACACAGGGCCGTCAGAGCGTTACAACGCCGGAGAATTCCGCATCCTGTTTAAGCCACAGGCAGGCACGGGACTGGCAAACAAAACAACGGCGTGGCTGGATTGGCAATGCAGTGGAACGGACATCGTCAATGCGGTGCTGGCACTGTTTCCGGAGAACAGCGAAGGGGTGGTTTCCAATGTCCGCGTGAATCCGTTTGGGGCCACGAATGTGACGGACAACAGCCCGGCCATCAGCCTGTTTGAGGCGAATATCGACATCCATTTTCAGGCAGCCGGGAGCCTTGGGTTTATCGATGCGCGATATGTCAGCCCTGGCAGAGTGTCAATCGAGGTCCGCAGCCGCAGCACGTTCCCCAGCACGGGCGGACTGGTGGCATATTCTGCGACCGATGCAAGCGTGGTGTGGTCCCGGAATTACGGCAGCACCGCCAGCCCGGCGAAGACGTATCCATCGCCACAGGGCGGTTGGTTGCGAGGTTCTCGGCTGTATGTTTACGGCAACGTGGTTGACAACGAACTGCCCTGACAGCCCCAGCCGAATCGGTAGTTTCCGAAAATCTTTCGAGATTGTCCTGAAGAGTATTGACTTCCCGTGCCGATAGTGTATTCTGTACCCATCGCGGTGAGGGCCGCGATGAACGAAACACTAACCGGGAGAATGAAGATGAGCACGACGACAGCAAACGAAGTGGCCGAAACGATTCGCCTGCAGATTGGACACCGTGCGTTTTTCATGCTGGGGACGAAAATGATCGTTCGGCACTCTGACCGATTGGTCTTCAGCATCGGAACCGGTGCACGCTGCAACGGTCGCAAGGTCAACCGCTGCACGGTGATTCTGGACGCAAACGACACCTACACCGTCGAAGTTGGAAACCTTGCCGGTCTGAATTACAAGACGATTGGCGAGGCGTCCGGAGTCTATGCAGACAACCTGCACAGGGTGATTGAGTCCCTGACAGGAATGCGGACAAGTCTCTGACAGACAACACAGCCCCCGGAAACGGGGGCTTTCTTTAGGAGGGTAAGAGAATGAGTGAGGCCCCAGGGCGTTGCCGTTTTTGCGGATGCGAAGATATCCACAGTGACGGATTCCCGGCGATTGATGGCGGGCGGGAAAGGCGGTTTGAGTGTGGGACACAGTGGCGCGAAGACGGCGAAAGCTGGATCCAGGATCGCGCGTGCAAAGGGCCGGTCGGTGCGTTGTACCGACGGATTGCGGCCGCACTGCAGGCACTCCGGGAAACGCCGCGATTCCGTCTGGAGCGCGACGAGTACGGCGCGTGGCTCAAGGGCTGCTCTGATGGATCGTGGGTAGACTGGATCGAGGTGGAAAAGGCGATTGGAATTTTGGAGGGCGGCGAGCAATGACAGATCTTAAACCACAGCCCTGCGAGCGATGCAGGGAAAAGCCGATTGTGTCCTGCGATGAGCGGACCAACAAATGGGATTGCGTGCACTGGTGTTATGATCGACTGTCCGGGGCAGTGAACCACCCGACGAGGGATGCGGCGGTGGAGGCGTGGAATAGGCTGGCAGAAAAGGGTTGACTGTCCCTCAGAATTTTTTTGAAAAAGATTCTAACTACTGTTGACACGTTGCGCCGATAGTGTAGACTGTGGTTGTCGCGGTGAGGGCCGCGAGGGACGAAACACTAACCGGGAGGACAGCTATGAAATGGACTCGCACACCCTTGGCAAATCGGTTCCGATACCGATGCGGTGAATGGAGAATTGACGGCATCCAGAAGCGATTCGGGCGTGAGACGTTTTACGTGGTGTGGCGTGGAGACTTTCGAATTGACACAGTAGACACGCTGGCCGAAGCGAAGGCCTTGGTGGCACTGGAAATTGAGTGCGAGGTGGTGGCGACATGATTACAGCAGTTTTTCGCGTCAAACGAACCGCAAGTGGGCTGACCGTGCGGGCAGAGTTTACTGGGCACGGACCACGGGGGCGGAAACACGTACAGACGAAGCGTTTCCGCGATGCCTACGGTTGCGCGTCGAGCAAGCTGCAGGACTGGATTGACGACTGGAAAAAAAGCTGTGAGGCGGATGGGATACAGACGCAGTACAGCATCGATGTGAGACAATAACCTGCGGGTAAGTGCTGGCAGAGTAAACAAACACCCGGCAGGCAGTCTGCCGGGTTTCCGATCGGTTTTTTGAGGGAACAGAGCAATGGAACGTTACGCCGTTTTGAACGTCGGCAGCGGTGAGATTCTCAGCCAGTGGCACACAACAGAGGAAGCGGCACACGTAGCCGCAGCAGAGTGCGAGTCACACGAGACACAACCTGACTGCAATGTGGTCCGGTTCTCAGAGTGGGCGGTTGGGCGGCGGATAGCTGCGTTGCGTAATGAGCGATGGGAAGGGGCCTACCCGCTGGTGACGTTTGGGCCGGATTGGTCTTGGGTGTTCACTGGCGAAATTGTGCCAGCCGGTGAGGCTGGATGCACGGTCACAGAGTGTGGCAGGGCAGCATATAAGCGAGGGGGCTGAGCAATGACACTTATAACAACAGCCGAAGAGCTGGCTGAGGCAATCATCAGCGACCCCGAGCGGGTGGCGGCGTGTTTGGGCAGAATCAACCGATTCGGCGGGCAGGTGCCACACTGCACTGTCTTGAGGCACAGCCTGCACGTCTTCGAGCGGATTGACGCGGACGTTGATTCATCAGACGCGGCAAGATTGTGGGCACTGCTGCACGACTGCCACGAGATATTGACGGGGGACGTGGTCCGCCCCTACGTCAATGCACGGTTGCGGATGGATCAGTCGGCGATTGATGCGGTGATTGTGCGGCGGTTGCCGTTGCTGGTTCCGCAGCCTGAGAGCATGAGTTGGGAGTCCGTGGCTGCAGCCGATCGGGCGGTGGGTGAATGGGAGATGCTGGAAATCCGACAGGGCAAGGCCCCCTATTTCCTGTATCAGTTTCCGGCGAAGTCGTGGGCGGATTTGGTCCGGGAATTGATCGGGGGTGCAGCGTGATTCCACTTGCAATCCGACGGCACAGCCTGCAGGATCTGACGTTGGGGCAGTCCGTTGTCCTGGCTGTCCCGGCATCCGAGGAACGCCAGATACGGCGGGCGGTCGGGCGGCTGAACGCAGAACGCACGGACGGGCTGAGGCTGAAGACACTGAGAACGCCGGACGGGCTGCGGGTGTGGCTGGTGGAGTCGGTCGAGGTTGCCGACTGTCCTGAGTGGCAGACGGGCAAGTCCCGGCGGTTTCCGGGGCGTGATCCGGTGGCGGTGGGCAAGGCGGTCGTCAAGCTGAACGAATGGGCGCGGGTTATGCGTCGACCGTATCGGTTTCGGGTGGTGGTTCGGGACGGTGTGCCGATCGTTCTCAAACTGCCGAAGAACAAGACGATCCGCATCAGACGTGAGGCCGAACTGTTGCGGGTTGTGAAAGCCGTCGAACGTCTCAGGGCGGGTCAGGGTACTGTGGTGCGTGGTGTCGAGCGGTGTGACATTGTGCGGGCAAAGTGGCGGCTGAAGAAACGCGGCATTCGGTTTGTGGTGCGGTGCATTGGGGAATCAGTGTGGAACGTGGAAAGGGTGACAGAATGAGCTGGAAACGTTACCAACTGTGGATGCGGCTGATGTATTACCATCCCGGCAATCCGGCAGAGACACGCACGCAGGGGCGGGCGAATTTCGCGTGGCGGATCATCGACACGCAGGCGGCGGACTTCCGGGCGCAGCAGTCGCAGGTGTTGGCGGATGGCTATTTGTTCTACGGTCAATCCGATGACCCGGCAGACGTTGAGAATTTTGCGCTCGAGATGAAGGAGGGGCAGCAGTGACACCCTATTTTCAGCAGGACGGCGTCACGCGCGGCGTGTGGCGTGGCAAGCCCTGCGAAGTCGTGGGATTTCAGGACATCACAACCAGCACGGGGGAGCGGAAAGCGTGCGCAGAAATCAAACTGATCGGCATTCCACTGCATCAGGGGTGGCGGCTGGTCGATGCGGCGGACCTTTGTTCCGAGAAACATCACTTGACACAACGTGTCAAGCCGATAGACTGAATGGCGGCAGCGTGTGGTGCGTTGCCAAGGGTAGTGACAACGGAGGGATCTATGCGAGCGTATAGCGATACGGTCGACGTGTACGACGCGGCGATTGATCGGATTAAATTCATTTTCGACAACTTCCCGCGTATTTATGTGTCGTTCTCGGGTGGCAAAGACAGCGGCGTGATGCTCAATCTGATGATTGATTACATGCGAAAGCATGGCATCACACGCAAAATTGGCGTGATGATTCTGGACAATGAAGCCAACTACGAGCATTCATTGACCTTTATGCGAGACGTGCTCGACGCAAACCTCGATTTGCTCGACGTCTACTGGTGCTGCTTGCCGATTACGCTGCCGTGCACAGTGAGCAGCTACGCAGTAGAGTGGCAGTGCTGGGGCAATCGCGACAAAGAGCGGTGGATTCGTCCCATGCCGCAGCAGTCGTATGTGGTCAACTTCGAAAACTGTCCGTTTGATTTTTTTCGGGAGGATATGTCATACGATGAGTTCTGGGATCAGTTCGGCGATTGGTACGCGCAGGGCCAGCGGTGCGCGTGCCTGATTGGTATCCGGACGGTTGAAAGCCTTAATCGGTTTCGCGCAATCATGAACCGCGAAAAGGTGATGCTGGACGGGCAAATTTGGACAAAGCAGAACACCGATTACGTGTTCAATTGCTATCCAATTTATGACTGGCGGACAGAAGACATCTGGACGGCAAACGCCAAGTTTGGATGGAAGTACAATTCTTTGTACGACATTTTTTATATGGCTGGTGTGCCAGTGCACAAAATGCGTGTCGCGTCACCATTCATGAGCGAAAGCAAAAGCAGCTTGGGTCTGTATCGGGTCATTGATGGTCACACGTGGGCACGGCTGTGCGCTCGTGTGCAGGGAGCCAACTTCATTGCAACGTATGGCAAGCAGTTGGGGTACAGGTCGTTCAAGCTGCCTCCGGGGCACACGTGGAAGTCGTTCACGAAGTTTCTGCTGGACACGTTGCCAAAGGAGGTGAGTGAAAATTTTAGGATGCGGTTCCGTCAGTCTCTGCAATACTGGGGAACCGTGGGGCGAGGAGTGCCGGACAACATCATCGCAGAACTGAAGGAACACGGAATTCCGTTCACAACGAACGGGCTGACGCGGCACGGTGGGCAAACACTCACCCGCGTTGTGATTCGCAAAGTGCCGGATCATTTGGATATGTTGAGTTGCAACAACGCGATGGTCACAAGCTGGAAGCGGTTTGCAATCACAATCCTGAAGAATGACCACACCTGCAAATATATGGGGTTGGCACCGACACGAGAGCAGGCGTTGCGGCAGCGTGAAATCATGGAAAAGTACAAGAATCTTTAAGGGGGTGCGACATGAAGGTTATCAGTCCAAACGACATCATCGGAACAGAACGCGAAGTTCATTGCCCGCATGGCGGGTTCGTGAGCCTGCGCTATTTGCTGGCAAAAGACGGGATGGGTTTCAGTCTGCACGAAACCCGCATTCCGTGCGGCGACCGGCAACACTGGCACTACAAGCATCATTTTGAGGCGTGCTTCTGCATCGCAGGACGTGGTGTCCTGCGGAATGAAGAGACAGGCGAAGACTTCGTAATCACGCCGGGCGTGTGCTACGTGCTCGACAATCACGACGATCATTCATTCGTTGCAGAAACGGACGTTGTTTTGATTTCCGTGTTCAATCCTCCAGTGACGGGCACTGAGGTGCACGGCGCAGATGGCAGTTATGCAAAGGCAGGTGCGTGATGAGTGAGTGGAAATCACCAGTATACAATGTGTTGGCTGTGCACATCGACAAGATTCAGGCCAACACGTACAACCCGAATGCTGTCGCCCCTCCAGAAATGGAGCTGCTTGAAACGTCAATTTGGGAAGACGGCTACACGCAGCCCGTAGTCACCTACTATGACGCGGCGCAGGACGTGTACATCGTTGTGGACGGGTTCCACCGATATCTCACGCTGAAGCGGTCAAAACGCATCTACGACCGCGAAAAGGGCATGTTGCCGATCGTCGTGATTGACAAGGAAATGGGCGACCGCATGGCGTCCACAATTCGGCACAATCGTGCACGAGGAAGCCACAATATCGAATTGATGAGTTCGATTGTGGCTGAACTGGTCGAGATGGGGAAGTCAGATCGGTGGATCTGCAAACACATCGGAATGAGTGCCGACGAACTGCTGCGACTGAAGCAAATCACTGGCGTGGCTGCGCTGTTCGTGAACCGCGAGTTTTCGAAGTCGTGGGACTACGATGAAACCGCAGGTCGTTTCGAGGATAGCGACGACGATGAAACGTGAGTTTCGCGCGTGGACGAAATGGGAATGTTTTCCCGCTGGTTTCTATGCAGCCGCAGGGCCAGCGGGAAAGTCTCATGAAGATTGCGAACAGGCGTATGTCAACATACTCGGAAATGCTGACTGGTTTCGCGTGGCTGCGTTTCGAGTGATGAATGAATGGCCTAATTCGTGTGCGCATTTCTTGACGAACGAACACATCAACCGCGTTGCGTGGCTGGGGCAGGCTGCCGTCTGCATTATGTCAGGCGTTCCAAGTCGTTACAAATACGCATTTTTGTTGCTGACGCCAGAAAAACAGGAGTCTGCAAATGAGGTGGCGCGGCGAGCAATTTACTGGTGGGAAAACAACAGGCGAGCGGGTGCGTCGTTATTTGGAGATATGGGAAGCGAGGGACTACAAGACCGGGATTCCTGACGAAGTACCGGCAGAACTAGCGGCGGCAAATTTGGCACCGTCATGGAAATCCATAGCCTGCGCGATTCTGCGGAATGACGTGCTGCTGTTGAGCCTTGGATTTGCTCCAGTCGTGTCCAAGCATTACGAACAAATCAAACGGCACGAAATTAGCCAGCGGTGCAATCATCGTTCACCGAACAGACTACGCCAGAAACTCCTATTCTGAAAGTACATTATGACCAGTCCCCACATTCTCTGCATTATGTCCCACTACACTGACCCGGTGTTGTCTCTGAGGCGTCTTGAAATCAGCCGGGCAACACTGCTGCCGTCATTGGCAGCACAGACCCGAAAGCCCACACTGCACATTGTGGTGAGCCAGAATGACCCGCACCTGCAGGAACGGCTGGCAGGCTATGCTGGCACGGGCTGCGACTGCGTGGTCCTGTATCGGGACACATGGCGGCTGTACGGGGAGAATTGGCAGATCCCGGAAGGGCATTGCATCATCGGGCGTGTTGACGATGACGACGTTCTGCGGTCGGACTTCTGCGCTGTCGTGTATCACTGCGGGATGGTGCACAAAGAACGGGCGATTATCTGGCCTGTTGGGCTGGTGTATTGGCGTGGGCAGATGTTTCGCCTGGAGCATCGCGGGAATCAGTATCTGACGCTGAGCACGTCGAGGGGCATTGACCCGCACCACAAGGCACACGCGGTGATTCAACGGGAGTGGCGAAGTGTGCGAGCATCGTTGGAGCCTGGCTGGATCTGGGTACGGCATGGGGATGCTGAGACCAGCACACTGCCGAAGTACAGGGCGACTGCTGCAGGTGCGTGGCAGTCAGACAAGTGGCCGGTGGATCTGGCGGCGGTCGATGCAGCCATTGCCCCCAGCGGCGTTCCGTCTGCCGACTATCGCGAGCACGGGAAGCGAGCGCGAGGAATGCGCGTCAGTCAGTGGCTGTCGGTGTATGGATCGGACAAGGTGAGCGTGCACAATTACGGGTCATTCTATGACGATTTATTTGCCCGACTGAAACCGCAGGCACTGCTGGAGATCGGGGTGTATCGTGGGGCGTCTCTGAGGGCGTGGCGGGCGGCTGGAGTGGCGAAGACGATCGGTGTGGACAGCGACCCGGCAACGGCGGCGCAGGGCCTGCATGTGCTGCTGGCGACTATGCCGGGGCAGGCGTATGCAGTGGCGGAGCGTGTTGGGTTGCTTGACATCATCATTGACGACGGTTCCCACCTTTACCCGGATTACGTTGCAACGGCAGACGTGTTGTTTGATCAGCTGAGACCCGGCGGCGTGTACGTCATTGAGGACATCCAGACGCAGGACAGTGTGGACGCGCTGAGGCGGGATGGGTGGACCATGGAAGACTGGCGGGAGTCCACTGGGCGTTACGATGATGTCATTGCGTGGAGGGTCAGGGAATGAGACTGGACGTGTGGCTATTCGGTGGCCCTGAACATTATCCGTCTGGTGGCATGCACGATCTGATCGGCAGGTATCCCAGCCCGGGCAGCGCAACAGCCGCAGCCGTGGAGGCAGAGCGGCAGGGGCGCGTGGAGTGGTGGCAGATTGTCAGCGCGACATGCGGCACAATACTGATGCAGTCAACATGCCTGCCATACGGTGGAGAGCGGATTTGCCCGCCCCCCGAAAAAAATAAAAAAACAGACTGAACGGGGTTGACATAGTTTGCCGATAGTGTATTCTACACCCGTCGCGACTGAGGGGTTGCGAAACACAAACAACAAATCTGGGAGATGAACGATGAAACAGCTTGGAACAATTCTGCCAAACGCAAACACATTTCGACTGGCTGACAAGTTTGCAAAACGGAAAGCGGCTGAGCGTGAGGCGGTGGCGTCTGCATCATCAGAACTGCGGGGGACTGACCGCCGCGTTGTTGGTGGTGAAGTGCGATACTATGACACGACTGATCAGTATGCGATTGTGAGCCGTCAGGGGCGTGTTATTTGGTTTGCAGTAACGCCGCAAGGTGATTTCCGTATCTGACACAACACAACACAGCCCCGCTGCAAGTGCGGCGGGGCATTTCGCGGGAGGGTTGGCAATGGTGCAAGATGTTATCGGCTGCCTGATTGCGGTTGTGTTTGGCGTGGTGGTGGCGTTTCAGTTTGGGAGTGAGTCATGACGAATGAAGAAAAATGGTCTCTGCTGTGGAATCATGACGTGCAATTCGGATTCGTTTGCGGTGCGTTCGCCGGGGTGGCCGGTCTGGTCCTGATGTTTTTCGCGCTGGACTGGTTCGCTCGCATCGTGACAGGCAGCCGTAAACAGCCACAACGGCAGCCGATTCGCGGACAGAATGGAGGGCGTGGCCAGTGATGGACAAGCGACTGGAGATTGTCGAGCGGCTGAAGGAGCTTGAGGCGTTTTTGTGCGGTGGCAAACGCACGAAGCGCGAATGCTGCAATGCACTCGGGTACGCATACGAGCGGGCGTTTAGCCGGGATCTGGAGGACTTGGAAACGCTGGGGAGCGGCGTTGTGCGGGTTGTCGATCCCGGCAAGCGGTCGCAATACTACTGCCCACGGGCACGGGCGTTTTTCAGACACAAGTGAGGCCCTTCGGGCGGCGGTAACGCTGTCCGGTCCCCTGGTCCTGCAGTCCGCACCACGAGCCTCGTGGGACTCCCGGTGACTGCAGGGCCGGGGGCGAATACACAACAACAAACCACTGCAGCACAGCATCAGGCCCGCTGGCGGCTGATCCCCGCTGCGAATGATTCGCCGGTGGTTTTCACACACTTAGACGAAAGACACGCAGATGAACGACAGATTTCTTGTGATGGCACGATTCTCAGTTGACGACATACCAATACTGGTGTGCGACACGCTTGAGGAGGCCAAGGCCATAGCCACGGCCATTGCCCGTGATCCCGCAGTATTGCTGACGACCTACGGCGGCGTTTTCCACGCACTGAGCATACATGAGCCTGATATCGTCAATTTGGCTGCGACTACAGTGCTACGGCTGCAAGAGGGCAGGATCGTCGATGCGGTGTGTTGGACCATTATTCCGGGCGAACAGGAGTGAACGAGATGACTGAGGTGTCTGAGATACGACGTGCGGACGATACTTATCTGGTCATCGCCAGATTCCCCTGCGACGATATCCCGCTGCAGGTGTGCGATAATCTGCACGACGCGGAATCGTTGGCGGTGGTGGTCGCAAATGACCCTGAGCTGATTTTGCGCGACATGGCAGAGTCGTGGAAGGCGATGGGAAACGAGAAGCCGGACGCGGGATGGTTGGCGTCGGTGATTGTGCTGCGATTGCTGGGTGGTGCGGTGCCGATCGAGCGAGTGGTAAACGCAGTACCACCGGAGGATGAGTGATGCCACGAACATCCACACGAATCCGCAGACTCGGGGAGCCTGTGCTGGTCCTGATGGACACCGACGACGATTGGCAGCCGGGCACGGTGACACACTGCATTGCAGCAGACCGCGATGCAGACTGGCTGTACGTGATTGAGCTGGAGTCAGGCGAGCGGGTGCGAGCGACGGCCAACCGGATCGGCTATCGGATGCCGTCAAAAGAGGTCGACCCCACACCCGAGGAAATCCGGCAGCGATGTTTGGAGATACAGGCCAAGTGGTCGGAGCTGGAGCGACTCAATCGCATGGGCACAAACGGAAGTCCGGTGGTTGAGGTGCAGGAGGTGCACAGGTGCCGAGCGTCATATTTAGGAGGGCTTGACTTTGAATTCTGAAAACCACTGGATCGAGATTCCCGGAACGCCGGTGGCACAGCCACGGCATCGCATTTCATCGCGTGGTGAATTCGTGCGGGTGTACATACCGAAAAGCCACCCGGTGCACGAGTACAAGCGGCGTATCGCAGAGGCAACAAAATACTGGCCGGTGTTTACTGGTCCGGTGGCGGTGATCGTTATAGCGAAGTTTCCCATGCCTGCGAGCTGGAACAAGAAAAAACGACTTGAGAAAGTGGACAAGCCACACGAGCAAAAGCCAGATCCGGACAATGTCAGCAAGGCCATTCTGGACGCGCTGAACGGCTGCTGGCGTGACGATTGCCAAGTATCCGACCTGTGGCTGCGGAAGCGATGGACAGACAGGGAAGAGGGTTTCACGTTATTACACATCGAGGAGGCGAAATGAAACGCAAAGTAACAGCAGTGGCAGCGGTCCCAATGGAGGCACCAAAGCCAGTCAAGGCGGTCAAGAAATTCCGCACGAATGCGGATGGCAACGGCGTGCTCACCTTGGGACGGAAGGCGCAGGAATCGGTTCTCATCCGGTGTGGCGATGTCACAATTGAGGTGGTGATGGTGGAGATACGCGGCGACCGGGCACGACTGGCATTCAGCGCACCGCGAGATGTTGAGATTCTCCGGGCCGAACTGGACGAAAGGGTGAGCCATGATGATTGACAGACGATTGGTCAAGCGGCTGCATGCAATGCAGCCCGGCGAACGGCTGATATTGCCCGCAAGGTATTCATCAGAAGTGAACGTGCGGAATCTGCTGGCGGCGGCGGGTGCTCAAACGTGGGATCTGGTGGAAATAATCGACGCAAAGAAACGCAGCCGGTGGATGGTCGGGAGGGTGGAGCCATGAGTGCGGAAATGCTTCTGCGAATAACCTGCGACTATTGTGACACGCAAATCCTGTTGCCTGTGCGTGAGGCCGTCGACGGTGCTGAGGTGCTGCAGCAGGTGCGGCAGCATTCGTGGACCGAAAGGGCGGACGGCCACAGCCTCCAGCATTTGTGCCCGTGTTGCGTGGAGGTGCTGGAGGATCAGGAGGGAAAGGGAACGCAGTGAGATACACGGAATACGACTGTCAAGACCCGTGGCACGACGTGGACAATGCAGCGACACACGCGACGGATTTCAAAGCATTCCGGGAACAATACCCGCGACGAATACAGGCCACACCAGAGCAGACTGCACGAGCGGATGCACTGGTGGCAAGTTGGCGGGCTGAGACAGACAGGACGCTGCAGAGAATCGAAGCAATGCAGCGGCACAACAGAGAACGTGAGGCGGTCAGTGTGGTGCTGACTGCGGATCTTGTACGGGCGTTTTTGGAGGGGTTAAGATGACGAAGAACACGATGATCACAGTGGACGCAGCGAGGGCAGCCGGACAGGCGTTGAAACAGGTTGCCACCAGCCTGCAGGGGCTGGCAGAACGTGAGGCGGTTGAGGGTGCGCTGGTCGTGTCATTTGAGCGGCTGGCACTGATCGGGCAGATGTCAGCGGTGCTGAACCAACCACAGGTTGAGGCAATGATTCTGCAGGCCGGTCGCGAGTTCGGCGCGTATGAAATCGCGGAAATGCGGGATCGGTCGATGCCTGACGCGGTGGTGATTGCGGCGGCGAAGTCTGCACTGTTGAAAGGGTACCTGTTGGCCGATGCAGCGGGGCCACACTTTACCGTCATTGCAGGCAAGGGGAATCAGGCGACGGCGATGATTAAAGAAGCCGGGCACCGCTACAGGCTGGCACAGTCTGGATGCACTGACATTCGAGTGACTGCCTGCGGGTTGGGAATGAGACCGCGACCGAACGCTGCGGGGAAATTCGACATGCTGGTGGCTGGGTCTGCATCATGCACGCACAAGGGCAAGACGGTCACGGTCGAGCGTCCACGGGATTTGCCGTATGCCCTGCCGTGCTACGAATCCGATGGGCCGGACGGTCACGAAGCGAAAGCACGGCGGCGACTGCTGCGGGATCTGTGGGCGGCGGTGTCCGGTGAGTTTGCGTTGGATTCCGAGGACGAAATCGAGACCGTGCAACCGGTCGTCATTGACAGCACAGCAACACGCATTCCGGACAACGACATCAGCCCACAGGCACTGTATGACGGCACACGGTCCGAGCTGGTGGCGTATATGTCGGGCATCAAAGATGAGTCCGCACGCATGGCCTACAGTATGGTGCTGGACCTGATTGCAGAGGCCACAGACGCGGCGGCACTGCGAGCACGAAAGGACACGGACATCGTGCCGACGCTGCGACAGTTGCAGGTCAGCAAGCGAATCGGCGAAACCACACTGAAACTCATGGAACAGCGGTGTGCTGTACTGGAGGCCGCGTGAACGTGAAAACTTGCAGCCTGCGAATTGTCGTGAATCCGCAGGGCCAGCCCACACTGCAGTTTCGTGCACGGCGATTGATTGCAGGGGCGTCTGGGCTGATTGACGCCGGTTGGTATGAATGGGAATCGGTCCCGGTGATTGATGATGTCGAGGTCAGGGCAACAGGAGGGCGTCATACGTGCAGGCAGATTTACAGCGGGTTGAGTGGCTGCGCCAACACGGATGGCGAGTCGAGGGAGAGGCCGTCATTGAAGGGCAGCCAGTCCGATGGATTGAATGCGGCGTCTGCAGTGCCTGGCTGCGGGTCGTGGACGGTTTGATTTTGTGGCATGGTGCCGAGGATGAGACGTGGAATGACTTTGTTCAGGCTCAGACCAAACCAGCGAAGTCTGGGCCGAAATTGCGATCACTATTTGGAGACGATGATGATGACTGAGGAAACGACAACGGAGCAACTGGCGGAGATTGAGGGACAGGCCACAGAATACACACCACCCGAGGGCTGGCGTGTATTGGCGGTGGGTGAGGTACTGCAGCTTGGCGATGTGTGGGTCAACCACGAGGGCGAATCACGCTCAACAAAACGCGTTGGCGAAAGAGTTAACGATGAACGGTACATCCGCCCGATTGAGCCGCAGCCGCAGCCGGAGCCAAAGCCAAACGCAGCAGCAATCGAGGAACTACGCAGCGAGGTGTCATACGTGCAGAATCTGCTGGGCACTGAGAGGCGGAAGGTCACTGAGTTGGAGGAACTGGTAACGAGTCTGCGGACGATTAACAGGGGTTGCGAAAATGCTGTCAGAGACGCAGGCAAGGAAAACACCGCACTGCGGAATCAACTGGCAGCGGTCAAGGCCGAACTGGCGAGCGTGGCAGCAGACCGGCAGCAACTTCGGGTCGAACTGGACGCCGCGCAGCAGGTGCCTGCGGACTCACCAGAGCTGCGGCAGTTGCGGGCGGATCTGGAGCAAGCGACACTGGGCAGGGACACGTACCAGGACGGTTACAATCGGGTTTTGTCGGATCTGGAGACCGCCAGAGAAACCGCGAAAGCCGAGGCCGTCGAGACCATTACCGAGTGGCTGCAGGCGTTCCGGGGATGCAACAGTCCGTCATTGGCATTGCTGCTGCTGGAGGCACTGCCGAGCATCATGCGGAGCCTGACAGGGCTGGCCGACGACGAGGATTGACTGACCGGCGGGGCGTGGTACAATGACGCGACCGGATGCGTAAGCCAGACGCAGCCGGACGACAATACAATTTCCCGCTGATGTCCTACCATCGGCGGACTGTGACCCGTACTCGCGCAGCTGGCTTCTGCGTGGGTACGGGTTTTTTCGTTTTCTGTTGGAGGGCGGGAGCGATGGAAAGGATGATGCTGTGGAGTACCCGAAGTCGAGCCGAGGGAAGTTCTTCGCTCACAAGTACGTGCGGCTGCTGATGAAGTCCTGCGCCGCGCAGGACATGGGCCAGAATGCCGTTTTGTTGTGCGTGTTCATCGCTCACACGGAAGATGCGATGCACTACAGCGGGGCGTGCAGGTTCTGGAATGAGCAACTGTTGAGCGTGATGGGGTTCCGGTCGGCGAAGCAACTGGACAACGCCAGAGACAAGGCCGTAGAGGCTGGCTGGCTGGTGTATGACAGGCCGGGAAATCGGACTGTTGGCCGGTACTGGGTCACAATCCCGGAACAGTTTGCGGATCTGTCCGACAGCCCGATGGGCGAGAATGGACCAGCCACAACGGGGAATCATTCCGCTATTCATTCCGGTATTCATTCCACTATTCATTCCGAATTTGACCCAAATACGGCACGAATCGGGCACGAATTGCGGAATGAATCAGGCACGAATCAGGGAGCATCTTCTGTCCCTGTCCCTGATCCTGTCCCGAGTCCTGTCCCTGCGGGCGCGAACCCGGAACGACCGACGGGCAAAATCGGCGGAGGACATGAGGACATCATCATCCCGGAAAGCCTGAACGATCCTGAGTGCAGGCACGTTGCGAAGACGTGGTTTCAGTATCTCAGAGAAAAACACCTGGACGAGCGCAGCCCGGAAAACAGCGCAACGCAGCTGCAGGAGTGGTGGCGGCAGATGGCGCGGAAGGGCCGGGACAAATTCCTGCGTGATGTCCGTGGCAGTATTGCGAATGGCTGGCGGACAATCCGAGACGTGGACGACACAGCCACCAGCAAGGGCGGACAGGTGAGCAGGCCAAAGCCGGATCAAGATCCGGAGTTCCTGCGGACGCTGGAAGCGTATCGACGCTGGCCGGACGCATCGGACGAACACAGGCAGGCACGGGCCGGACATCTCGGGGATACCCTCCTGAGAATTGCCAAACGCATCGGCGGGGATCGGTTTGTGGCGGTGACGGAATACACGCTGCCGAGATTGGCGGCTGAGTTTTCACGAGTGAAGGACGAGGTGCAGAATGAGCCTTTCTAATCGCGCGACAATCGAAAGCGGGCTGCTGTGCGCTGCATTGTGCGGGGATCACGTGGTGGCAGAAATTCAGGCCACAGCCGGAGACCATCCATTCCGAGATCCTGACAGGCGGGCATATTGGGAGATTCTGACGCGCAGGGCCGAAGCTGGGGAGCCGTTTGACGTTGAGACGATGATGGACGAGCTGACCCGCAAGCAGTGCAATTTGCAGGTGCTGGTGGATCTGACCGCCCTGCAATTTGAGGTCAGCCACGTGGGGTACTACTGCGGGGAATTGCGGAAGCTGAACGAGATTGATGACGCGAGGAGCCTGGGGGCGAAGCTGCTGAAGGACACAGAGCCGGACGTTGACGAGTACATCGCCAAACTGGACGAAATCCGGCAGGCCGAACTGGCCAAACTGTGCACGCAGCGCGAGGCACTGGAGGCGATGGACGCCAGACACGCGAACCCGGCAGCAGTGCACAAAACCGGCCTGCCGGATCTTGACGCAGCGTTAGGCGGCGGGTTGAAGGCTGGGCAACTGGTGGTTGTTGGTGGCAGGCCGGGTTCGGGGAAATCCGTGTTGATGCTGCAGATGTTGCTGGCGTCGGTCAGCCCTGCACAGGCTGGCGTGTTTGTCAGTCTGGAGATGATGGCAGCCGAGATCAGCGAGCGACTGAGCACGCGATTCAGCCGGGACACGCTGCAGAATCTCAACCTGCACTATCTGGACAGCACGAGCAATCTCGGGGCAATTCTCGCGCTGCTGAAGGTCACGGCAAGGCGGAAGAATCTGTGCGGAATTGCGGTGGATTACCTGCAGCTGCTGGAGGTGGCCGTAAGCCGGGCGGACAATCGAGAGCGTGAAATCGCGAAGGCAAGCCGGAGCCTGAAGCGGCTGGCGTTAGACCTGCAGGTGCCGATAATCGTGGGCAGCCAGTTGAATCGAGACACCGAAAAGCGGGGGCAACCGACACTGGCGGACCTGCGGGAGTCGGGTGCAATCGAACAGGATGCAGACGTGGTGATTCTGATTCACCCGTCAAAAAATCTGGACGAAGGCGAGGGCGAAACGAAGCTGATCGTGGCAAAAATCGGGGCGGCAGGCTGAGCACGGTTGACGTGCAGTTGGATGGGCCGCGATACCATTTCAAGCCGAAGGCGAAGTTCGAGGAGTACGACCGATGGGGCTGAGCGATGCGGACAGGGCAATGCTCGAACGGGCACAACAGCAGGCGAGGGCACGAATAAGCGGGCGAACGATCGACGAAACGGGCAGGGACATCAGCGAGCGACAGGGGCAGCCGGATCTGATCCAGCCTGGCTGGTATTGGACTGGTGAGTTCTGCGTGTGGGTTGTTGGGCCGTCGAATCGGGGTCAGTGGATACACTGCCAGACGCCAAAGGGCTGCAGATGGGTGGCGACGAGAAAGACAGGCCACTGGCAGCGAGTTCATGAGGCCGTGCAGGAGTCCGGGCAGGGCTTCGGCTGGAGTCCGCCGGTCCGAACCTGTTGACAATCCCGGATCGCGTGCCCACAATGTCGGGCAACGGAGGACGGCAGGACGCCACATTCAACACAGGGCCAGGACGGCCGCGCGGCTGCCGCGCCACCTCCGGGCGGCACCATCGGCAGCCGCGATTTCTATTCCTGTGGTGGGATTACGGAGGGCGTGAAAATGTTTAGTTGGCAGTTGGTGGACGGTGAACACGGGTGGTTTTTCCGGTTGCGAGCGCAGAACGGAAACATCATCTGCACGAGCGAAATCTACAGCAGCAAAGAGGCAGCCGAAGACACGCTGAAAAGCCTGGCGGGCTGGTTCGGCGAATGTGCTGTCCTGTGGGACGTGGTGCAGTCGTGACCAGCACACGCTGCGAGGATCTGCCGGTGTGCCTGATCGGCGAGCGGTTGGTGTTTCTTCGAGCGTTTTGCGTGGTGCTCGAAACCGGCGGCGGTGTGTATAAAATCAGCCTCCCAGAAGGATATTCGTGGGACGGTGCCAGCATTCCGAGGGCGTGCTGGAGCGTCATGGGGCACCCGCTGGAATCTAGCGTGCGGCTCGCCAGTCTGGTGCATGACTGGCGGTGCGAGCACGCCAGAACCGGGGCGGAGCGAATGGTTGGCGATGCCTTGTTTTTGGAGCTGCTGGAGAAGGCGGGGCTGCCGAGGTGGCGGCGGATCGGCATGTGGGTTGCCGTGAGGGTTTGGAGTCTATTTTTCTGGAGGCGGAGACGTGGGAAAAGCGGTTGACAAATTTGCATCATCAGTGACGGGCAAGTGCGGCGGGCTGACAGGCGACAGCGAGGGCGGCGACAAAGTCGCATTTGACCCGGTTACGATCATTACGTTAATCACTACCATTTTGCCGACGTTGGTAGAATGGTTTCAGAGTTGCCGTGAGAAGCGGCAGCAGAAGCAACAGGACCAGACGCCGCAGCAGCAGATTGCAGCGGCACACGCAGAGCCGAAGGCACGAGCGAAAAACGTGGCAGCCCTGCAAACGAAGATTCTGCAGGAATGCAAGCGCGGGGCCGTGGCGGAACGTAAGCGGGCACGTCAGACCGGCATTCCGGCGGACGTGGGCCGGTTTGCGATTGATTACGATTCCGCAGGGCGACTGGCGGACAAGATCCACAGTGAGGCAGCCACAATGCCGGCCAAAGACGCAGCGGCACTGTGTGCTGAGTGTGGCATCACATGAGGGCGTTACTTCTGCTGCTGACAATGCTGCAGGACGGTGGCGAGATCGATTTCCCGGAGCCTCCTGCACCTGCGCCGGTCGTGGTCGACGATACGCAGCCACAGCCGAGCGTGGACACGTTTACCACGGATCAGCTATACCTGATTCAGTCGGACATCGCGCTCGTGATTTTGGCGAGTCCTGCAGGCGTCCTGCAGGTGACACCAGCCAAACAGGGAGCGGTGATTTTCAGCCGGTTTGCGGGTGGCAAGGGGCTGGAGGAACGAACCGTTAGTCGGGCGAATGGGTACGTTGTCCGTGGTCTGGCTGCAGGTACAGCGGAACTGCTGATCCTGCCTGCGGGGTCGGCGGATTTGACGGACCTGAGACGCAGAATTCTCAACGTCACCGCAGCAGAGACAACACCACTAGACGGCAGGCCGCAGCCTCCGGCAGATGACGTTGCAGCGGCTTTTCGGCAGTACGAAAAGGCGTGGCGAGCGGCGCAGGGTGAGCTGGCGGACAGGCTGGAGTCCGGGGAAATCACGAGCGAAAAGGCGGCGGCTGACTGGTTCAGTGTGGCCGGTCAGGAGGCACGGAAGCAGGCGTTTTTGCCGTTGCTGCGGGCTGAGTCGGTCGTGTTCGGCGGCGAGGGATGGACGGCAGAGAAACACGCAAGGTACATCAGGAGGTACGCAGATGGTCAGCGTGGCAAATCTGCCCAGGCCAACTGACGCAGAGCGTGAGGCGGTCAGTCGGCGAGTCGGGGCGAGGTTCGGTGCGAGCAATTTTCCCGGTTATCTGGACGTGCTGCGAGATCCTGCCAACAGCCCGTTAACACGGATGCAGGTTGAGCGACAGCAGCGGTCGGATTGCCAAGGCAACGCGACGGCAAACGGTGAGGAATGCCGGTCATGGTACTGCAGCGGGCGGCAGGTCATGCCGGTGTTGTCTGAGATGTACGCGTACAATGCTTCCGAGTACGTGATGCAGCCGAGCAACGTGGGCGGCGACCGTGGCACGTCGATTCATTCAGGCGTGCGGGTGCTGTGCGAGGGAATTCCGAGTCTACAGGTCGATCCCGGATTGCCAACCGAAGCCGTCTGGCCTTACGCGCAATACTGCCGAAGATCGTCGGAGTTTGTGCGGTGCTGTCAGGGCCTGCAGGTTGAGTCCCCGCACGTCACCGAGGTCAAAGACTTGCCCCCGTGGGATGACATGCTGGCGGCACTGGCTGCTGGCAGCACGGGGCATATCGGTACGTTCTGGGGCGTGTCGTGGAAGACTGTGAGCGGTGCGCCGAAGCGGGTGATGGATCAGGCACCACGCAGCGGCGGCGGACATGCCACGGAGATCATATGGGCCGTCGAGGTGGGCGGCGATTGGTATTTGGCGGTGTGGAATTCGCACGGGGATGGGTATTATCTCATGAGCCGCAGATGCTACGAACAACTGTGCAAAAATAGCTGGGAGCCATTTGGGGGCTACCTGCTGACGCCTGACAGGATGGTGGAACGATACGACAGAATCACACAGGGCGGAGGGTATTTCGCATGACATGGGTACCGTATGTGGCATTGAGTTGCGTGGCGTTCGGCGTCATGGCGTTTGGGAGCGACGAACCGACCCCTGCAGCCGTGGCGGATCTGGCCACGCTGAGTAAACGAGTCACGGACCTTGAGCAGCGGGTGCGGGATCTCGAATCCCGGGG